TCACCAAAGGAGTCGCAAGATACACCAGTAACTTCCAACCACCAACAGCACAACTTCCTGGTGGAGAAACTGGAACTTTTGCATCAGGTCTTTGGACATCTTCCGATCATATCAAACAAATTCGTAATGAATTGTGGCCTGTATTTGTACCATCAATCGTCACCGATGGTCTTGTATTACACCTTGATGCTGGTGATAGTGATTCTTATCCTGGTACTGGTACTACTTGGACTGATTTGAGTGGTCATGGGAATAATGTAACTTTAAGTGGTGGTCCTACTTATAGTAGTACTAATGAAGGATATTTGAATTTTGACGGGAGTAATGATTACGGATACAGTCCCTCTTTCACGGCAGACGGTAGGAACTACACCCTTGAGGTCTGGTTTAAAACTTCAACTGCATCTGGCGGATGTTTTATTGCTGCTAACAATGCTGCAACGGGGGCAAGCATAAGTAACTATGACAGAATGATGTACATTGGTACTGATGGCAAACTACGATTTGGTCACTATGACGGTAGCGCAGAGATCACAACCGACACTGTCACGACAAATGATAATAACTGGCATCATGCTGTAGGAACTTGGGATGGTACAAGTTTGAAATTTTACAGAGACAATAACCTTGTAAGTACAAACAGCGCAGCTAATGCCTCTATTGATGCTGGCACAAAGTATTGGATCATTGCGGGTAGAAGGAATAGCGGATGGCCGTCCGGCGACTCATCAGCTGTGCATTACACCCCTGTTGATATTTCTATCGCCAGAATTTACTGGGGTAAATCTTTAACATCATCAGAAGTCACTCAAAACTATAATGCACTCAGAGATAGATATGGTCTATAAGGAGTTATAAGAATGCCAATATTTAATGGAGGAAGAATTGGTTCTAATAATGTTCCATTTACTGGGACTAAAAGTAATGACCCCAACTATTCTAGTGTTTCATTACTGTTGAATGGTAATGGAATCGATGGTAGTACTACTTTTACTGATAATAGTAGTTATGGTCATACCGTAACACCTGGTGGTGATACACAAATTTCCACGACGCAAAGAAAGTTTGGTGGAGCATCAATGTACTTTGATGGTAGTGGGGATTATTTGAGTATTCCTGATGATATTCCTGATGATACTTCACTTCATTTGGGATCTGATAACTTTACTTTTGAATTTTGGACTTATCTAAATTCAACTAATGGGAATTTTATCAATAAACGAGTAAACACTTCTGCTAATGTTCAATACTTATATTTTTTCATGTCTGGTGGATCTCTAGTTTTATATGCAACATCAAACGGATCAAGTTGGGATATTGCTAGTAATTTTAATTTTGGCAATACTACACTATCAACAGGACAGTGGTACCACATTGCTCTAGTAAGAAGTGGTACAGAAATTGCTACTTATGTGAATGGTATTAAATCTCCAAACACAATCACAACATCTGCAGCAATTCATAATGGAAGTACCAATCCTCTGCGGATTGCCGGAGATGTCCCGTATAACAGTTATCTAAACGGATATATTGATGATTTTCGCCTCACTCAAGGAGTCGCAAGATACACCAGTAACTTCACCCCACCAACAGCACAACTTCCTGGTGGAGAAACTGGAACTTTTGCATCAGGTCTTTGGACTGGACTGGAGCAATGTGATGCTGTTCGTAGAGGGATATGGCCTGTATCAATCGTCGCTGATGGTCTTGTATTGCACCTTGATGCTGGTAACAGTAACTCATATCCTGGTTATGGAACCACTTGGTATGATTTGAGTGATAATGGGAATAATGGAACACTTATGAATGGGCCAACCTATAACAGTAGCGACGGAGGAAGTATAGTTTTTGACGGGGATAATGATTATGTTGATCTAGGTACTATAGGGGTTTCGCATCCTCTGCAGCTAAATAACGGTTTTACTATATCTTGGTGGGGGATACAGGGTGGCGGTGGAGATCTATTTCAAAGAATTATTGACAAGTCAAATGGGGGGCTCGGCGCGAATGGATGGGCGATATACCCAAAAGACCAAGATACACCAGAAAGTGAGCTTACTCTTAGTTACAATGGAACCGATGGCACAATCAATTCAAGCACCAGCCTTTCCAGTACAAGTTGGCAAAATTGGAGTCTTACCTGGAGCAGCTCATCTAACCAGTGGATTTGGTATCTTAACGGATCCGTAGACAATAGCGGATATACAACATATGGTGTTCCAACTGTTGAAACCAACGCAAGAATAGGATCCTGGAATCATTCAACGGGAAGGGAGTATAAGGGTAAAATTTCGAGCGTTCTTATTTACACCAGACCACTCACATCATCAGAAATCACTCAAAACTTTGATGCCCTCAAAGGTAGATATGGTCTCTAAATAATTAAAAAACCAATGGCACTCTTCTCATATAAAAACCAATACCCCAAACCACTGCCGAATCGTATTCGTCTTCCAAACGGATTCACAAGAACTGATGTTTCAACTTTCACTGAAGAAGAAATCATCAGTGCAGGATATGCTGGTCCCTACACATACCCATCTCACGATCCAACAACAGAAAAAATAGAATGGGTTGGAGTTGGATTTACTGTAAGACCACACAACGACCAAGAAATTGAGAATCAATGGAATGTAATTCGCAATCAAAGAGATAATTTATTAAAAGAGAGTGATTATACACAGGTAAGTGATTATAATTTTGAGATTACAAATACCGAAGAATGGAAGTCTTACCGACAAGAACTGAGAGATATTACATTACAATCAAATCCTTTTGATATTACATGGCCCATAATGTCTTATAATCAACCAGAAGAAGTTATAGATATTGGTGATGGTTCTGGAACTTCTGTAGAAGAAGTTATAGATATTGCTGATGGTTCTGGAACTTCTGTAAATTAGGTTAGTTAAATGGCAAGATATCATAATCCAAAAATCACTACAAATAAGAACCTTTCATTAGTATTAGATGCTGCTAATCCAAAGTCTTATACTGGTGTTACGACTTCTGTAACAACAACAATTGAAGAACCTTATGCGGATAATGTCTCATTACTATTGAATGGTAATGGAATCGATGGTAGTACTACTTTTACTGATAGTAGTAGTTATGGTCATACCGTAACTGCTAACGGTGACGCAGGGATCTCCACCACACAGAGTAAATTTGGTGGAGCATCAATGTATTTTGATGGTAGTGGGGATTATTTAGCAACAGGACCCGATTCTAGTCTGTCCCTAGACTCTGGTGATTTTACTGTTGAGGCATTTATATATGCAACAAGTTTACCGTCGGGAATATCTCCCATTGTATCAAGTCGAGCAGTACCGTCAGTAAGTGATCTGTACTGGGCATTTAGTGTAAGATCTACAGGGCAACTTGAGTTCCAAAGCAGAAATACAACTCAGTATTTTGCACGATCTGCGACTTCAGCAATTACTACAAATACTTGGTATCATGTTGCCGCTGCCCGCCAAAATAACATAATTACAGTTTATGTAAACGGAGTCGCTGGACCAACAACAGTAGATGATGGGGGCATTAATCTGTCGGAAAGCTATGCGGGGGTTGGCGTCTTTAATTATACGGGTTATGTCGCTTATTTTCCTGGTTACATAGACGACCTCCGCATCACCAAAGGAGTCGCAAGGTATACCGACGACTTCACCCCACCAGCAGCAGAATTATCATTATCAACTACAGAAACTCAACAAGCACCAGTATTAACAGATATAAGTCTTAATAACAATACAGCAACTTTATATAATGGTGTTGGATATACAAGTTCTAATGTAGGTTATTTTACCTTTGATGGAACTAATGACTATATGGAGATTCCTTATGATGAATCTGTAAACTTAACTGATGGTGATTTTACGATTGATTTTTGGATGAATTCCTCTAGTGACCAAACAAGTGATGTATTAGTATCTTATGGAAATACTAGTACTGTTGGTGGTTGGGCAATCAAGACTGCTACAAATAAACTTCAGTATTCTGTTGGGTTTGCTACTCATCCTGCTGTTGCGGGAATAGTTACTAGTGGTCTTGTATTACACCTTGATGCCGGAGATAGTGCTTCATATTCTGGTATTGGAACCACTTGGTATGATTTGAGTGGTAATGGGAATAATGGAACTCTCACTAATGGTCCTACCTTTGATAGTGGTAATGGTGGTTCTATTGTATTTGATGGAACTGATGATGTTGTTCCAATAACAAAAGCGAATAATTTAGGAACAACACAAAATTATACTATTTTTACTTTTATTTACCCTCATTCTGTCACCACCGATACCGCGCGTGCAAATTCAATTGTAGATTCTGGTTCTGGATCAACTTATCCAATGAGACTTCATCTTACGCCCAACTCCACTATAAAATTGATGCACAATGATGGATTTTCAGATCCTGGAGTAATAACAACAGATACAATTTCATTAAACACTTGGACTTGTGTTGCAGCAACGAATAATAATAATTCTGGAACTGTATATATTAATGGAG